CATCCATACAGCCAATGATGTCGGGTATCCCTGCACGGCCAAAGCCGTTAGCAGGGGGCATGAAGTGGTACACGCCTAGCCTGTCGAGCAACAGCCGTACCGCCTTCTTTACTTTCCACTCAGGTGTTTCTGCCATTAGATTGTTCCTCTTGCATTTCGTAAAGAGTCGTGATGTAGGCAATCATCATATCAAGCGGGTATTTATTGTGGTACGCAAGCATGCACATGTAACTCATGAGCGCAGAAATGCCGATGCCCGCCTGCTGCTTGGCCATAGCTTCTTTTAGTATGTTTACAGCGGCTTCGACTTGCGCTCGCTTGTTGTTGAGTTCGCGTGTTTCTTCTATGTCTTTAGTCATTACTTTCCTTTGGTTTTGTTAACGCGTCCGCCACGCGCTGTTGCAACAGACTTGTGTTTCCACTTGTCGTTTATTTTTTGCACATCTTCAGGAGAATGGTTTGCTGTTGCCTTTGGCAAAGACGCAAGCTGGCGCATGAGTTCGTCAACTTCCGCCTGTGTTCGTGTGTTGCCTATACCCATGCTGTTTCTCCTATGTTTAGACTAGTCATTGATTTCTCCTTGTCTGCGTTTTAAAAATATAACGTCATCTGGGTTGCGTATCCGTTCACGCGAACGCCTGCCAGTGTTTTCTGGTTTCGGGCAGTTCTCAGGTACGTCAACGACGACCCAAATTGCCGCCAGTGTATTGCGAAAGGTTGACTTCTCCCACCGATCAATATACACACCGAACACACCCTCCAATGATTTGTTGACAGAGCGAACGTCTATGCCAGTGAACTTGGCTATGTCGCTTGACTTCAAACCATCGGGGTGTCGCTTGAGCAGTTCACGAATGATGTTGTGATTACTCTTCAAGTTTCAGGCTCCTTTGTTTAGCTTCAACGCAATCCTTGCAGATGAATCTGCGTAGGCTGTTGGTAAACCCTGCCATCATCTTTTCTGAACCCCCTTGACGGGGTTTGGTTTGCTGGCATTTCCAACACATTAGCCCTCGTCGGCCTGCCCATTCCCCAAAATGCTTGTTTGGGGCTAGTGCTTTTTGGTTGGATTCCAGCACGTTAAAAAGTCCGTTGCCTCTCATGTTTTCATCTCCCGCACGTACGTGGCAAAGCTATGGGCTGTGTCACCAAAGGCAATGCGCATGGCATCGAACTCAAGCGCCACCTCTTCAAGCACGGCGTTGCGTATCACTGGGTAGTTCTCTCTTATCTCGTCTTTGGGCACGCCAAAGATGCGGTCAAAGTCTTCTTTGTTAAAGCTTGCGTCACTCATTTGATTCCCTTTCTTTTAACATTTTATCTGCCGTCATATAGCTACACTTCGCCAAGCGTTCTATACCCGCTTCACTCCAACCTGTGCAAGCCGCTAACATTCCCTGCATAGCCTTAGCCGCAAAGTAGTCGCGTATGCTGATGCCGAAATTGCCTTCGTCTGGAAACGCTTGGTGCATTAAATCTTCTCTCATATTAACCTCCAAACATTTTCTTCAAGTGGATAAATAAATCATGCGCCTGATACACAGTCATATCTTTTAAGATATCTTCGGGCGAACGCGTGCGTACAAGCGTGGTGAGAAAGCCTTTCTGCTTTGGTGCTGTGTGCTCAGAGACGATGGGCATGGGGGTGCTATCTAGTTTCGCCTTCAACAGCGCACCGATACCTGTTACGTCACGCTTAGTGTACTTACGCTTGGGTGTAGCTTCTTCCATTTTCTTTAGTGCCTTGAGAGATTTTAATGGGCGGTACTCAGCCGCATCTGCGTAGTAAAGATTATCTTTGTCGTGGATCATGCCATTACGGCGTAGCTGTGCAACAAGGCTTGATGTTGACCCTGAGTTGAAGCCCTGATGCTCAAGAGCCTCGATGATCTCCTTACGTGTGGAGCCGGGATTGTTCTTGATGTAGTCGAAAGTTACACGGGAGATGTTGTTTGTTATGCCGAAGGGTTTTTTCATGGGAATTTCCTGAGAAGGTGCTGATACAGAGTTGTTGATAGTAGTGTTGATAGTAGGAGAAGGTGGGGAGAGAATCTCCCCGTCGTCATCCCACTCCCGTAGGGTTTTGCTAAGGGCTACCTTGAAGGCGGTTTGAATGTCAGGCATTTGAGGTTCCTCCTGTAATTAGCATGACGATGACAATGAAAGCAATCAGCCCGATGGACTGTATTGTGGTGAGTAGCAGATCATCTATCCCCTGCTTGTCGCCAAGCAGTATGCCCTGTATCCATTCAGATTCAGGCGTAGATGAAGGGGGTGGGGGTACGTAGGTCAAGCCAATCTTGACCTTACCCGTGTCGTAAGGTGGGTTGTTCATTATTTTCTCCTTGAGTGAATATTATTTGTCCAAGAGTAGACAGAAGTCAATAGGGTCTCCAATAAAAAAGATCCGTTATTAGTACAATTACTGCAACTAAAAGTACTACTCTCTCTAGTTTTTCCCATGGTGTCATCATTCTGACTCTCCTTCTGTTAGTGGTATCCCTAATCTACCCATCACATCGAGCAGTAGCGTGTGCACGTCTTCAATGTGGTGCGTGTTGTTTGCCCTGTATTCGGCAGGGTTGTCTAGGTAGTCCCGCAGGTCTGCCTCGATACAGCGCAGGTGTAGCGCAATGCTGTCTTTAACTTTCATCTTCTTCTTCCTCCTTTACTTGGTCTACATAAGCGGGGTTGCTTGTTGTATGCCTGTACAGCATTGCTTCCTTGAGTGCGTCATGCACGTTGTCAAACACGCCAAGCAGCGTGTTGTTATGGTTTCGTACTTCAAATTTCATTTCATTCCTCCATTAAAAATATACCCTTGTCTACACAAACGGCAAACAAGCTATCGTCTGGGTAATTCTTGAACCCTTCGAACCCATGCAGTTGGATGTGTCGGTACACTTCCTTCTGTTCCTCAATAGTCCTATCGAAGAACCAGTCCACCTCGTAGTCAGCACAGGCGTTAACCATCTGCGTCTTAGTTATTGCAATCATCTTCTCTCTCCTTGGGTTAAAGATGCGGGGGTGGTTAGCCCCCGCTACACATCAAGTCAACAGAGCAGGCAATGTTGGCTTGAACGACACAGGCTTACGCACATCCCATTGCAGGTAGTAGCAAGCAGCCTCAGCGATAGCGCTGACTGCGCCGTATGCCTTGGTAGCTGCGCTGATAAGACCAGACGCATCACCCTCCATCAGCATATCGTAGAAGCCCTGCTCTGCTACGCACAAGTCGTCACGATGCGTGTAGCTAAGAGGCGAAGCCTCGAAAGCGTGCAGTAGCGTAGTCAATGTGTACGCAGGCATCTGGTCAAGCCACACCTCCATGGTATCCACATCAGCCTCCATCAACGCATTGGCAATGTCCTCGGTTGTGGGTTGCACGAAACCATCCTCGTCATCGGGAAAGTCGTACGCTTTCTCGTCGTAGTTGGCGCTGTGTGCGCTGACACTGCGAGGATAGACTCCGAAGCTTGCGTTGTAGTCATACATCTCGTCATACTCATCATCCATGTAGCTACCATAGGCGCTAGCATACTTGTACGACTTGAGCGATGCACTCTTGTAGCTAGGGATCAGGCGTGATGGAGTCCACGCATAAGTATTGCTGAACCACATATCGTCATGCTCGATACCCTGATCGAAGTTGACGTGTTGCATACGACCCTCGCCATTCATGAACACGAAGCGATTGTTGCCGATGAACTCCTCCATCATAGCCACGAAGCCCGCATCGTAGACAAGCTCAGGTGACGCAGACACAGCACTATGCAGGTAGTCCTGAATGAAGTGCCATGTGTCCGATTTGTTCTTGTCAGCGGCATTGCCTGTGTGCAATACGCCGTTGTGCATCATGGCGATGAAGCCCGGAATCACATCGTACGGATGGCAGTTGAGCATGTCGGTCTTGCCGTGCGTAGTCCAGCGGAAGTGAATGGCAATCTCACGATCGTCATTAGGCAGGCGCTGAATGAATGCGTTGGCATCGCCGAGGTTCTTAGGCAAAGTCTTGGTAACCTTCAGTCCCTTGGCAGTGCCGTACATAAAGCCGATGCCGTCAGGATTGGAGGTAAAGATATCGCTCAGTAGCCCGTGCGTGTTGAGCAGGGTTGAACGAACTTGTGAAGACTTGCCAGTAATAATAAGACACATAATGAAACTCCTTGAATTGAAAGAAACGGGGACGCTGTCCCCGATTGGTTGTTGATGATTACTCAGAGACTGAGTTAGCTGACACAGGGTTGTGACCCATAATCAGTTCGTTGAAGCTGTCCTCTTGAAGACGCCACACATCGTTGTCACGCACATAGATCACATCGGTGTCACCGATGTGCTCATCGTCACCCCCGTACGGGAACACAGCCAACTCCAAGCCGAGTGCTCTGAAGAAGGTGAAGTACAACCCGTATCGGTCAGCGTAGCTACGCATACCATTGCCGTCGTCATAAGGTATCTCAGACATATAGCGATGGTCATGCCCGTGGGCATAGCGAGACGCTACGGCAGGGGGAGGAGGCACAGCATCAGTACAAGTCTCCATCGCTGGCGCTATGACTGTCGGTGTGGATGTGTGTACATTGCGCACGCCGTACCACTTGACGAGCGCAGGGTACTGACCCGCCACAGTCTTGAGCCACTTGACGAACGATGTGCCGTTGAGATCACGCCACGATGCGACACGGCAGAACATGACAGACGCATGAGTGAACTCGATCTGTGCAAGCAGACGTTCCTTCTTGAGTGAAGCACGGAAGATACGCAACTCGACAGTGTTGTACTTGCCGTTGTAGCTGTTGTCCATGTTAAGACCAAGACGCCGAGCCTCACGACTGCCGAGGTTCATCATGTTGACCATGCGATAGCGCTCACCAGACTTACCCTTGACAGCCTTCTTGGGGTTGGTAAGGATGGACTGATGCTCTGCCGCACAGTAGCTACGTGCTTGGTCATCGACAGATGGATGACGACCTGCAATCTTGCGAATGAAGTCGACGTTGCCATTGCTGTTGATGAACATGAGGAACTTTCCAACAGTCAACTGCGTGAAGGCACGAGAGTCAATGTGTACATGCATACCGCACTTGCCCGTGTTCCATGCACGATAGGCAGGGTCAATCTCCCACGCTTTGAACACCTCGATGTGCTTGGCTAGACCTTGCGGTGTAGTCACAACCTCGAAGCCGTTGTGCGGAAGCGAGCCGTCACTCTTGATGATGCAGTATGAGGTACCCAAACGGCTACGCACAAGCTCAGCGGACTCGTTGGTATCGTGATCGCCAGACGTCATCTCAAGCTCGATGCCCATCGTGAACTCACCGAAGTGAGACGATGTAATACCCGAGGGATTGTCAAGGACATGAAGCACGTTGGTAGAGTACGACATGATCGGCTGGTTGCGATCATTGTCCCTGTCATAGTCATCATCGTCATCGTCATCGCCCTCGCTGTCACGATCGTACGTGTAGTACGCATCACGAGTCTCCGAGTAGTACGCATCATCACGAGGCCAGTACTCGCCGTTGTCCTCACAGTACACCGCATCGTCATCGAAGCACGAGTCACACCACGTGTCACGACGCACATCGTGCGTGTTGTTCTCGTCCTCGTAGTGACCGCAGTCGCAATGCACAATGCCTAGATCCATATCACGGACGGCATCGAATGCATTCTCCATATGGCTGTTGGCATCGCTGTAACGACCAGACAAGTCATAGAACCTCGTGGCAAGCTCGTCGTTCGTGATGGACTCATCCCCTGCCTTGGCACGAGCAACAAGGTGACCGAAGTCACGATACGTCTTGCGAGCAAGAACGAATGCAAGAACGCTGCCCTCGTAGTAGTGCGAGCCCTTGAACTTAGCGCATGGGTTAGGGTCTGAGTAACCCGAACTGGAGTCATGACTCCTTGCGTATCCCTCAACGACTTTGTCGACACGAGTAGACAACAGACTGCGAGCCAACCGAGGAAGCCCCCCAATACTGCGAGGCGTCAACAGAGTACGCATCATCTGATGCACATCGTAACGATCATGGCACTCGGCAACAGCGTCTCGATAGGTCATGGCACGAGGTGCGAATTCCCCCTCACCCTTGACACGATAGCGTGAGGTACGAGTCCACACAGCTAAGTTGCCTGTAGTAATCAGATCGAGGGGCTTGATGCCCGCATCCATGAACTGCATCTCTGAGTAGACGAGACGTCTACGAGATGCGTTGTACACCATGTACCGCTTGTTGAAGGATACGATGTAGATCGTCTGCTCGAGTGAGTCAACGAAATCTTCCATCACGAATCTAGTTATTTGAAACATATGTTTCTCCTTGATGTATAAAAAATGGGGAGAGATTCTCCCCGACTAACTAACACACGATCTCAACAGACCGCAGGCACCTCCACTTCATCTATTGGGTTAAAGAATGTGACTGTGAAGTCACGATGCTTGCCTAAGATGCGCTCACCTGACTCGAAGATGTAGAACAGGTTGTTCCGATCAATCAGGCTGTCAAGCACAGAGTCACGCATAGAGTCGGACAACTCCAGAGGCATGACTAAACAACGATGCTCAAATGGTTTGTTGTCATCGTTCCAATATCCTTCAATACAAATTAACTTAGCTGTTGCCATTTCATTTACTCCTTGTTGCGATTAGTGATTGCATCCAATGCCTCTTCAGCACACGCACCCCATGCGCCTGCGCTTATGAATGAGTTGGGCGCCCATTCAGGTTTACCTACTGCCTCCTTTGTTAGTTCGGCATACTTAGCGATAGCCTCGATGATGAATGCCTGCATGAGCACACCATGTTGTGAGTGCGTCATGAGATCTGTTACCAACTCGATGTTGGTCTTGCGTTTAGCTTTCATTACTTTCTCCTTGTTGAACTTCCTCTGTGATCTGCACGACTACGAATGCTTGCCATGCAGGGCTTACTGTGTCTCTGTAATGCAGAGCTTCTTGTAGGTTATCGAACACCTTACCCGTCAGGGCTATAGCCTTCGCCGTGCTAGGTTGCGTACCCATTACGTAAAACTTCATTTGCTTTCTCCTTGGTTAAATGGTTTGTTCTTCATTCCTTCGATCAGTTGATCGACAAACTCCGTGTCGTGGCTCCACAGTCGCAGGTCGTGGCATATTTCCTCAAAGTACGTAGCTTCTGGTGTGCCATCAAAGTTGTCTGGCTCTGTCAAATCCCAATCCCAACCCCAGTCTTGGTCGGCTATGAATTTGAACTTGAGCGTGAACCTACCAATGGTTATTTTGGTTTCTGGCGAGCTTCTTATCCACGCCCTTGCTTGTTCTGCATAAGTCATTTGCTTTCTCCTTCTGGTGTGTAACCCATGCCATCAAACCCTGATGCATACTCGCTATCCTCCAGCCCGTACCTGAACCCAACGAACTTGTACGAGCCGTCAGGTTGCTTGCAACAGGCGTAGAAGAATCCTTCAGGCGTCTCTGCTCGGTAGATAAAAGCGTTCCTAGCCCAGCGTGCTCGTGTCTCATCAATCTGTGCATCCACAGAGACCTCATGCAAGCGCACGGCAAGCCACTCGTCTTCTTTCAAATACTCGAAGTAACGCCATTCCTTGAGCTTGTCGTACCTAATCCAGTCGGGCTTGGATTTACGCAAGGCATCCATCATCTGGATGTCGGTCAGCACGATGCTGTCGGGGTATGCGCTAAGCTGCGCCTGCATAAGCGTGTCATGTTTCATTTTGATTCTCCTTGATTGGGCAGGTTGCGGATGGTGCTCGGCGTAGCCCACACGCCGAACAGTTTGGGGAGATTTCTCCCCAAAGAAAGAAGTTGATAGTAGTGTTGATAGTAGTCAGTCCCCCCCTAGGTTTAGTTTTGTCCATGTAGCTGGCACTGCTTCGTTCTTATCGAGTGCCTCAATAATCTTGATGGCTCTACGCATCTGCGCTAGCTTGGCTGTGCGTGCGTCTGTTGGTTTGATGGTGGCTTGGCGTTCGAGGGTCTCCATCTCCTTCCTTGTCTTGGTCAATAATCTCACCTTGGCTGTTTCGTGCTGATGGGGCAGCATCGTGCGTTGGAAGGGTATTTTGCGCTTGCCCCTAGGCACAACAGGCACGGCATCGAACAGTAATGTTATTTTGTCCTTGACCCGTGCAGGTATCCAATCAGTCCAATGCTCGCCATCATTGGGCAATCCCTTGTCACGGGCTATCTGTATGGGTGTGTGGTCAAGCGCCTTCGATGGGGCATCGAGCATAGCCACGAGCTTCTCCATGATGCGTATGTATTCGCTGAACGCTAGCTGTCGTTGAGTTGTAGCCCTGCCTTCAGCAGTTCCCCCTTGGGGAGATTTCTCCCCGCCGTATCTCATGCCCACACGGGCGTTGTTGATCTCGTAGCGCAGGGGTTGCAGCACCTTGTCCCATTCCGCCTTGCGCTGAGTGCGTGTGATGCGTGAGACACGCATGGTTTCCTTGAGGTCAGCGACCTCTGCCTTGATGCGTTCGATCTCGGCTGGGTGTAGTTTGCGCTCAAGTAAGCGGTTGTGTAGCTCGTTGGGCGTGAGTTTGATGTAGGTTTCATACATGAGATTATTGACTCCAAAAGTGAGGGTCGGACAAATGTCCAACACTACGAGGCTGTGACTAAGTTCCGTGTAGGGTCAGAGACCGCACAGATGCTAGCTTAGCACGAAAAGTGTCCGAGGTATCTATCTTGTTTTGGGATTGCTAACGTCAGCTTAAAAAAGAAAGTCTTTAAGCAAAAGAAAATGCTCACCCCCTGATACATACATCTCTATATATAAATATATATTAAATAGATAGATAGATAGGACAGTTTTTGCGGAACGCTAGCGTGGATGCGGCTTGCGGGGTTACACGCAAATTAGTCAACGGGTTGTAGTGTCGGACATTTGGCTGTGACTGGTTTTTTGCCTCAATAATCTCGCACTATAGTGCAGATGGGGAGAAAGTCTCCCCAAATGGTAGGCTGAGTTGAGTTGGCTGTGTGCCTAGCCAGTCGAAGAACGCATCATCTGTGCTGAACACACGACCACGTTCACCTAGGTCGGTGCTGAATACGTAGACCACATAGTTGCTGCCCCCGTTGGGGTAATGGTATTGCAGGTGATACTTTCGTGCGCCTATTTGCACGATGCCGACTTCCTTGGTGCGGTATGTGTTGAATAGTTGATACATGGCTATCTCCTTAGTTGCTATGGTGAAGACGGGCGTAACGGCTCATGGCTTTGAGCATTACTTTCTTGGGGATTTTGTAGTCATTAGCCAATGCCTTGGCAAGTGTGGGCAACAGATGTGCTTGTACACAACGGATGGCGTTGTGTAACTCGTGAAGGATGCGCTTGGCATCTCGTGCGTGGTTGTTGTTCATGATTATTGACTCCATGAGATTATTGATTGGACAGGAAAAGAAACACCGCAAAAGCCTCGCCCTTGCGGTGATCTGGAGAATCGGGGAGAAAGTCTCCCCAGATTATTGAGCTTCTAAAGAAGTCAGGTAAGCACGCAGCATCTTGATCTGATCTGCGAGCTTGGTAGCAGGGAAAGATGCCAAGGCATTGTCGCAAGCCTGCCTCTGAGCAGGGGTGAACTTCACAGCAGGCTTCTTGCCATCTGATTTCTCAGGGCGACTGATGTGGTAGCGGAACTTTGCCTTGCCCGCATTGACAGCCAGTTCCTCATTGCGAGTACGTTCTGTGCGTTTCTTGCCGAAGGCATCGATTGCTTGCTTAAGCGTCATGCTTGGCATGGTCTTGCGTGAATCGGTGTAGCCGACCACATAGTTCGAAACATAGATCAGTTCCCAGTTTGCCTTGCCGTCAGCGTCTAGCTTCAGGTATTGCTTGTGGTAGTCGTCACTTGCGTTAAGCGTCATGCCATCTGATCTGCCACAGCCCTCTGCGAACATTTCGTAAGTGATAACGATTGCTTTGGATTTAGTCATGGTGTTCTCCTTGAATTGACTAAGTTGTTGTGTCGGGGAGAATGTCTCCCCGAATCGGCTAGGCTTGTCCCAACCGATGCATCTATATTACCAAATGGGTACTTTATTCTGCTTTGGGGGCTGTTTCTGAATACGAAGAACCCCACCCTACCCCCATCACCCCTATGTGAGGGCGTGGTAGCTAGCGGCTATAAACACTGTTCCACACCCGCAAATCACATTTTCCAAAAACAGGATCGAAATACCCGCATTACGATCCCCCACCCCCCTAAAAATTTTAAAAAATTCCCAAGAAGCAATGTCAAACGTTGGACACGGCACAATAAAAAAATGCCCCGAACCTTTC